TTTTTATTAAAGAGACTAAAAGCTATGGCTGAAACAAACGAAAAACTTGAGAGAGAAAAAAAGGAAAAAGAAGGTCAAAAGTCAAAAGAAGATCTTACTTTAACTTCCAAAAAAGAACTTGTTAAAGAAATTTGCGACTTGAGTGTGTCTAATTTAAAAGGGTTGACTACCATTGAATCTACTGGATCTTCGTCAGAAACAAATCAAAAAGTTATTGACGCTGAAATATTGAAGAAGAAAAAACTTGAAGAGGAAAAATTAAGAAAACTTAATGATGAGAGATTAAAAAAAGAGAAAATAGAATCTGATAGACTAGCAAGAGAACAAAGATTCAAACTTTTTCAAGTTAAAGAGAAAGAAGCAAAATTAAAATTATTTCTTAGAGTCAAATCCAGAATCAAGTATAATATAGATTCTAGTCTGTCCGATAACAAGTTAATATTCAAAGATTATTATGACGAACTTGATTTGCTAAAAAAGGATTTTGATGATGTACTAAAAGACAAAATTGTTGGTGGAAGCAACAACGAAAAAAATACTAGAGAAACTATGTTATCAGTAAATCAAAACATTTCAAACTTGGGAGAATCAAATGTACCAATAAGACTGGACACTTTAAAGAATATATCTGATGATTTGAACAACCTAAGGTATAAGGTCTACAATTTGAGCAGTCAGATTATTATGAGCTCAATAAGTCACTTCGTTTGCAGTCTTGAAATGAAAAAATATCTATCTCTTAGAAAGAATATTGTGATATTTGATGATTCAGGTGACTTTGATTATTCTCTTATTATTTCTCACTTATTACTGGTTCCTGATCAAAGTTTGTGTTTATACCTAATATCCGTTACTCAGGAAAACATTTTCAAACTTCTTAAAAGTAATAAATTTAGCTCTTTTAAATTCATTGATATTAATTTAATGAACACAAAAGGTGCCTTTTCTTTATCTGAAACTTTATGTGAGCTTGAAAGTCTGTTGGGCAATCTTCGTATTGACTATTACACAATCTTTATTTCTCAAAACTATAAGAGAACTTTTTCCTATTTCAAGAGTATTCAAAGAAGTGCGGAAGTCTCACTTTTTCTTAGTAATTTCTGTTTTATTAAAGAAAGATATCACAAATCATACATTAAATACACATCATTTTATAACAAAATTTTAAGACCATATCAGGAAAATTTAAAAGAAACAAACTACAGAAGTTCTCTGCTAAAGGAAACATTATGTCTCTTCTTCAATGAAAAACTCAATATAATGCTCCCTGAATCATTGGTCGAATATTCTTTTGTTAAGGAGTGGGGTCTGGTTGATAATTATAAAAAACCCTTGAAAACAGAAGAGGTTAGAAAAAAGGTGAAAAATACAAAAATAAGGGAGAATTCGGTAACATTAATGTCACTCAAATTTTATGATTCCTTTAGCGACTGCCTTAAGCATGTTGATGATTTCTTTGATTTTTTGGACAAATTTAATGAGAGTGGATCCCAAGCTTTTATTTTTGAATATTTGAGAAAGTTAAAATTAGAATTACGCTATAAGGTTTTTGAAGAAACTACAGGTAAAACTCCTGAACAGGATTTTAACATCATAATCGAAAATGAAAGATATATAACAAAACTAAAAAACCCAATTAAAGATTTCAAAAACATATGTATGCAATCAATTCAAAACAGCGTTAGATATTTTGATATTATCAAATCCGATGAGACTATTGAGTCAATGAAAGATTTAGATCTAATTAGTGAGGATGAGGTATATGATTCGTATAGAGAATTTTTTAGAAACTTTGATGCTAAACACATACACACTAAAGAATTGACTAAAGAAAGAATTGACAATTTGAAAATACAAAATGTTATAAATGATAATTTAATTTCCTTTGGGGACAAAGAATTAATTTACAGACATAGATATGGGATTTTTTTCTCGGGTTTTGATCCTTCTCAGATTTACTCAAATTCCTTTATTTACAAAAAAGAAACATTAAAATTATTTATTGAACAAAATTATCAAAAAATATTTTCATACTACTCTGAAAAAAAGCAAGCTTTTTCGAATATTGAGAGTGTCCTTTTTGAGAGTGATCTAAAACTCATAAAATATTTGTCTGTTCTTAAGGGGTTTGTATCTGATTCTGTTAAATTTTGCTCCAGCGGTTCAAGTGAAATTAAGATACTAAAAGATGAAATTCTTTTAAAAATTGATAATGTATTTAAAGAAGAGTATTACACTAAAATTGAAAAAAATAAGAAAGACAAAAGCAACAACCTTTTTAAAAATGATAAAATTAAATTGTGCCCTTTCAATACAGATAATATAATAGAAATTGAAAAAGAGATTCTGAAAATGTCTGTGCCAGTTAATTCGGACTCTTTTTCAAGCGAATTAAAAGATTTTATGAATTTACTATCAAACTATCATAATATGTCTGAGTCTTTTCAAAGCACACGAGAGATGAACTTAATGCACAAGGACCATCTCAGAAATTTTGTCAATAATGATATTTTAGTATCTTTCATGTTGTCAGAATTACTAAATTCAATGATTTCCGATTTGATGAAACATAAATTGAAGAAGAAAGAGATATACATAAATAATTCTAATTTAGGACCTATTTTCATTGTGTCAAAGAAAAACTTCAAAAAAATCCATAATTCAAGCAAAATCGTATATTTTTTTCTTATTAAGAAAACTTTAGTCACAGGAAAAGTGATGGACCTTGAAAATTTCGACGACTTATACTATAGGTCTAAAGTTTACGTTGAAAATCTTGATTTAATAAATTACAAATCAAATCTCTTTTTTTCAACTATTCAACTAGTTTTGACCTTTGACCAATCTAAAATAAATGCTGATTATCTTAGAGAATATTTTTTAATGATATATTGGTCCTCCTTTCTTTCCAGTGGCAGTTCATTAAAAAATATAATGTCGATAACCAAGTTTTCGAATGTTATATCATTATCCTCATTCAATAGTGTTGAAAATCTTTTCAAAAAATATTTTTCAACAGAAAATACTTATAAATCTCAATTGTCGTACTTACTTATGAAAAAGAATTTTGAATGCATAAAAATGAATTTAAATAGATCTTTTGAAAAATCAAAGAAAGATTTTGACTATATGACTTACACCATTCTTGGAAACTTGGTTGATGTTAAAACATCAATTAGATTTAATACACTTTACAATCACACTTTCAAATCGTGCACTACATTAAATCACTCTTATAAAAAGTCGATCAGGACTATTAAGAGCAACACCTCAAAACTTAAATCAAGTAAATTCTGTTTAAATGAGCACGTTTTAGATTCCATCGAAAATTTTAATGAGGTTGACAAATTTTTTGATCCTCTTCCAATTTACATTTCGCTGAAAACTTATAAGAATGAACTTTTGTCAAAAGGGAGTTCTTTTGAAGTTGACGAGAATAAACTAACGAAAGACCTGTGTTCAGATTTTGAATACAATTTTATTAACAAACGTAAATGTTGTTATATAAACAAATCAACAAAAGAGGTGAGAAAGGATATAACAATTATGAATTTGTTAAAATTTTTGAATGAAAATAAGAAGGACGGGGAGTACAGTGGAGTGAATGATTTTTACGAGGATATAGTAAAGGGAAACTATGATAGTGAATCTATAGCTGTCCTTTCGAGAAAAGAACAACACGAATCTGACAGAGAAATATATGAATTAGATATAGTAAGTAAAACAAAAGCATCATTTATTCAGTATGTTTTTAAACAGCTCAATATGGTTTCAGAGAGAGAGATGGTGGTCAAATCTCAAATCATCAAATTGAAACAATTGAATTCCGTTAGTAATCTCATAAAAATGTCTAATTCGGATGACAGAATATTTATGTATAATGGTGATATGTCTTCATGGTCAGGCACTGATGTTTACAAAAAATTTATATTTGTCGTTCAAGTACTAAGACATTTAGGTTTTTTAAAAAAGAAACTTTGTATAACCTTATTAAATTGTCTGGATTATTTGAAAAATGTGTCCGTTCTTATTCCAAAAAACAAAAATGATGAAATCAACATATTTAATCCAGGAACTATTGATTTTAACAAAGATTACAGAATGATCAAAAACATGTTTTCCTGGCCTCAAGGGATTTTCCAGAATATATCCTCTTTTGTTCACCAGTGTGAACAGTTATTCAGATCAAAGCTTCTTAATGTAAGTAAGTTCATTCAACTTGTCCATTCTGATGACAAGAATGAAATTTATGTTCTCGATGACAGGTCGATTAATTTTAATTATAAGGATTCAAAGAAAGAAATTATGAATGAAATTGAGGAAAATTTTTCAATGTCTGAAACTCAAAAAAGCAACAAGACAAAAAATATCAACAGAATCATAGACCAAAAAAGAAAACAGCTTGTATCAAAAAAGATGACTTACATTGTCAAAATGAATTATTTAATTCCAAAACTCTTTTCAATTCACACTTCCTTGACTAAAGATTCCTATTCTGAATTGGTGTCTGAAATGGTGGGTTTGCAAAATTTTAGGGGAGAGCTTTTTGACAATCCAAATAAAG